ACGCAGACCTTGAACTCTTAATATATTTAGATTGCAAGGGGCGTTTTACAAGAAATGAATTTATCGACGGAACATATACCATGAGTTGGGATAAGAACCGTTGGGAGAAACTAAAGAGGAATGGTTGGATAGAAACGTGGAGACACAGAAATAGAACAACCATCAAATACTCTGTATTCAAAACCTCTTTTAAATGCTCACACTTAATTAGTAGGATATATCGAATATTATTAGGAGAGGAAGATATACCTACATCAGAGAAAAGTGTGTTTTTTAATAACAAATCATACACCGATAAGGTAATGAATAAGTCTATCGATGATATGATAAAAGATAATAACAGATGATAGGAAAATTTATAGGTGGCTTATTCGGCAAAGTAGTTGAAAATGCAGAAGGAATACTTGACAAAGTTATTACGACAGACAAAGAAAGAGATGAAGCAAAACTTGCTCTTAAAAGACTATTATTTGAAGCGGAAACAGAAGCCTTTAAACAAGAAGTCGAAGACAGAAAGAGCGCTCGCGATATGTATAAAGACGATGCACTTATTCAGAAAATACTTGCGACACTATTTACAGCAGCGTACTTTGGATTAAGTTTCATGATGTTTAGAGTCTTTGTAATGGGAGATATAGATTTAGGAGAATTCGAAATAAGTTTTATATCAACAATATTTGGTGCAATGAGCGCAAAGGTTAATACGGTAGTCGATTTCTTTTTCGGCGGATCGTCAAAGAAAAATGAACAACAAAATAAATAATAAATAAAATGGGAATAAATTCACAAGGAGTTGCTTATGACTTCGGGCAAATGGGTAGTGCAATAACAGATAGTACAGGGACCAGCGTACATGCCCCAAAAGGTATGGTTATAGTAGCAATAACGTCTTTAAATTCAGATACTGCTTTTACTGCTAGTGCAGCTGGTTTAGTATCTGAACTTCAAACTGGTAGACTTGCTGCTCCAGAATATATTAATACTGTGGCTTCAGCAAATGATACAGGTGATACTACTTCTACGGCTTCAACATCTGGATCTAGTACTACATTAACTCTTGGCGCGGCTAACTCAGATATAAGTGTTGGTATGATAATAGAATCTATGGGTGATACTGATATACCAGTTAGCTTAACAGCACCTACAACTGTAGTAGCTTACGATGGAGCAACTACTGTAACTATGTCAGCAGCTCACACGGTTAATTCTCAGACGGTAGGATTTTTTAGTCCTAACAACAGTACTGGTAGAGGTGGTGAAACAGTAGTCGCCGCTCACACGATACCAGCTGGAGTAACTATATACGGAAGATGGACTTCTTTTTTACTAAGTGCCGGAAGAGCAATAGCTTATTTTGGTAAATAATGAGTTTAGGTAATGGTAATAGTTTAGGTCAAGCTAGAGGTAAGAACGCAGCTGTAATAGCACGAAGACATAATGAAATTTTAGCAGCAGCAAATTACATAGAAATATTAAGCACCACAGTACAAGGTACTAATGCTTGTGCTTTATCAATAGGATCTAATGTTTACTATCATGATGGTAGTGGTACTTTTCCAGCTGTAAACGATAAAGTTTATAAAATTAAAAGAGCTAATCCAGAATATTATTTAGCAAATGGACATTACAAAATGCATAATGCTAGCGATACTAGAACTACTAAAAACATAGAGGTATCTAGTGGTGCAGTAACAAGAGTCACGGCTTGCCCGTAAATAAAATAAAATTATGTTAGGATTAGGAAATTCAATACCGAAAACATCACGTGCTGCAGATAAATTAGTATTTACATATACTGATGATTTTGATGATGATGGAACTGGGTGGGTTGGTTGGAGTGTTCAAGGAGGTAGTATCTCTTTTGCATATGATCAAGATATACCTAGTGGTAGTGGTGGTGGATGGATGAAATGTACATATCCAAATACTGAACAAACTAATGAAAGTGGAATAATACACACATCTATGTTTAATACCGTAACTGATGCAGTTGGTCAATATATAAAAGCTAGCTGTAAATTATATCTACTAAGCGGTTTTTCCAATCCTTGTGGTGTAACAGTACAGGCAGAAATGGATTATAATAATTCACCTTTGACAAGTATTGACACAAGTAAGATACAAAATTTAACAGTAACTTTAGGTCCGGATAGTGATGGTAGTTATGGTAGTATTTTTGGAGTTCTTTTTACTCAATCTGGTCAATTTCCCCAAGCAAACGCTGTGTTTTATATAAGCGACTTGATAGTTAAGATATATGAACCAGCTTAATAATTAAAAATAATTAATAACTTAAATAAAATTAAATACAATGGCAAAAAAAGAAAAAGTAGTCGACTTAAAACAACGACCAGATAAAGTGTCTAGTGAACACTTAACTGAAATGCAAAATATAGTAAATAAAATAAACGCTGTTCAATTCAATATTGGTAAACTCGAAGCTCAAAAGCATGGTCTTTTACATGAGTTAGCTGGAAATCACGATAAAGCAGCTGTACTACAAGATGATTTACAAAACACGTATGGTACTCATGATATTGACTTAAAAGATGGAAAGATAAATTGGCCTAAGGAAGGAGACAATAGAGGAGATGAAAAATAATATTATAAGAAAGATAACTATAGGTAAAGATTATAAAAATGATTCCATGCATTACGCTGTTAATCAGGAGGTATATGGAGGTCACAAAATTTGTGATATAATAGAGGAGGAAGATAAATATTCTATTTATATCAAAAAAGAAGAAGTAGTTATACCTTGGAAAGATTTTAATAAAAACATGGCTATATCTATTGAGTACAATTTAGAATACTAATGAAAGCTTATAAAGAGTTTATAATTTCTCCATTAGGCGAAAGATATAATAATTCTAAACAAATTGATGATAAGGAATTAATACTAAATACAGAGATATTCAATCATCAATATGTGAATAGAAAAGCAAAAGTAATCGCTACTCCACTATTATTTCAATCACCTATTAACGTGGGTGATGAAGTAATAGTACATCATAATATTTTTAGAAGATGGTTAGATGTTAAAGGTAAAGAACGAAACAGTAGATCTTATTGGAAAGAAGACAAGTATATAATATCTAAAGATCAAATATATTTATATAAAAAAGATAATTGGATTGCTACACCTGGTTATAGTTTTGTAAAACCTATTAAATCTAAAAATCCATATCATTACAATTTGGGATTAGATATAGAGCAACCATTAACGGGTGTTATTAAATATTCTGATGGATCTTTCAAAAAAGAAGAGTTAGTTGGTTTTACTCCAAATAGTGAATTTGAATTTGTAGTTGATGGAGAAAGACTTTATAGGGTTCTAAATAAATTTATTACAATTAAATATGAATATCAAGGAAACGAAGAAGAATATAATCCAAGCTGGGCACAAAGCAGTTGAAGAGTTAATTAAAGTTGCTAGAGAAGAGATAGTTGATTCAGACGAAGATATATCAGCAGATAGATTAAAGAATGCTGCAGCCACAAAAAAGTTAGCTATATTCGATGCTTTTGAAATATTAAATAGAATCCACGAAGAAGAAAATATGCTAGAAGGAAAACCTATTGAGGAAGAAAAGAAAAATGTTTTTAAGGGATTCGCAGAAGGTAGATCTAAGTAATGTACAATCAAGCACTGTGTAAGGTTGTAGAACCTATAAAATTAAATACCATTAAAAGACTTAATAAGTCTAAAAAATGGAAATATGGTTATAATAAGGAGAATGATATTGTTGTTATTAGTAAGAGTGGACAAATTGGTGAAATACTTGAAATCCAAGGTTTTCAAATAGCTTTACCTAAACAACCTAAAGAAGTATATTCTTATAGTAAAACTAAATCAGAACAGAAATGGAGACAATTCCCTGTTAACCCTGATTTTAAAAGAATTAAAACAGTATTTGATTGGCAAGAATATCCAGATGATTTTAAAGAAAAACACTACGGATATATAGACGAAGAGTTTAAAAGAAGAGAAGAGGGTTTTTGGTTTATGAATAATGGTAAACCAACCTACATAACAGGTACACACTATATGTATCTACAGTGGAGCAAGATAGATGTTGGTGCTCCTGATTTTAGAGAAGCAAATAGATTGTTCTTTATATTCTGGGAGGCGTGTAAGGCTGATAGTAGATGTTATGGAATGTGTTATTTAAAAAATAGACGTTCTGGTTTTTCTTTCATGAGTTCAGCTGAAACTGTTAATTTAGCAACAATATCAAGTGATAGTAGATTTGGTATATTATCTAAAACTGGTGCTGATGCAAAAAAGATGTTTACAGACAAGGTGGTACCAATTAGTATTAATTATCCATTCTTCTTTAAACCAATACAAGATGGTATGGATCGTCCAAAATCCGAACTAGCATATAGAGTTCCTGCTAAAAAGTTTACTCGTAGAAAGATGAGGGAACGAGAGGAACAAGATGACATGGAGGGATTAGATACAACTATTGACTGGAAAAACACAGGTGATAATAGTTATGATGGTGAAAAGCTTTCTCTATTAGTACATGATGAGAGTGGTAAATGGGAGAAACCTGATAATATAAAAAACAACTGGAGAGTTACAAAAACTTGTTTACGATTAGGTAGTAGAATTATTGGTAAGTGTATGATGGGGTCAACAAGTAATGCTTTAGATAAAGGAGGTAATAATTTTAAAAATTTATATTACAATTCAGATGTCACAAAAAGAAATCGTAATGGACAGACTAAGTCAGGATTATATTCTTTGTTTATCCCTATGGAATGGAACTACGAGGGATTTATTGACGAATATGGACAACCCATGTTTGATACTCCTGAAGCAGAAACATTTGATCCACATGGAATAGAAATAGATTATGGCGTTATAGATCATTGGAACAATGAAGCTGAAGGACTAAAAGATGATCAAGATGCTTTAAATGAATTTTATCGTCAGTTTCCAAGAACAGAAGAGCATGCGTTTAGAGATGAGACTCAAAATAGTTTATTTAATTTAGTAAAGATATACGAGCAAATAGATTATAATGAAGGAAATAAAAATTCATCTGTGTTAACATCTGGAAATTTTCAATGGACAAATGGAGTTAAAGATACTCAAGTTGTTTTTAATCCAGATCCAAATGGAAGATTTAAAGTTAGTTGGGTTCCAGTGAAAAGATTACAAAACAATGTAATACTTAAAAACGGAGTAAAATATCCAGGTAATGAACATGTTGGAGCTTTTGGGTGTGACTCATATGATATATCAGGGACAGTAGATAAACGAGGATCAAAAGGAGCTTTGCATGGATTAACTAAATTCTCAATGGAAGACGCTCCAGTTAATACATTCTTTTTAGAATATATAGCTA